ATCTACGGTTTTTAAGATAACATATTCCGTAACATCTTTTATCTGCCTTACAGGCTTCCCAGAATATATAGAATAATCTGTTTGCTTCTCTAAAGTCTGGGGCACCTACGTCGATTTTACTCCATTGTAAATACATATAGTGCGTACCAGTTATCCAGGTTGGTTTACCATTATTCACAAACCAGAAACCCTCCTCTCGTCGTTTAAATTCTTCGTCTATGTAATCGTACCATTTTTCTTTGTTGTTTTCCGGATAACTCCTCCAATCGAATATGTTTTTAATACGTTCTAACTCTTTGGGATACTCTTGTTTCACCCACTTGTTTTTCTCGTGCTTATATACTTCTTTAGGTGGTTTAGGTAGCGCTATAATTAAATTTTGTATCTCTATAATCTCACCTATAACTCCATTGTGAGACAATACTATTAAATCGTGTTCTTTGTTATAACCATACTTCCACTTCTTACCTCTGTTCATTCTGGTAATGGTGGTTTTTTTTATTGGTTCAACTATATTAACTAAACTTTGCTTGTACATTACTTAGATCTACCTTCTGCGAATCCTTTAAAGACTTTTTTCTCTGCCTCTTCAGGTGCCTTGCCCTCAAGCAGGTTTTCTTCTTCTTGGATTCTGTTAAGTATTTCGAATGCGTCAAATATAGCTAGTTTTTTAGTAGCCGCGGCATTTTTTAATCTATCAGCTGATATATCGTCGTCTGAATCTACAATAGGTTCTTTTGCAACTTTAATCAGTTCCTCCACTGCTTTCTGCCCAGCTTGGATTATACTCTTCTTCGTTTCCTTCGTATTCATATTTAATTGTAATAAATTGTGTCATAACTCTATATAGTCTCTTTCCATCAACTACAAACTCGTACGTTGAAAAAGGCGTAAAGCCTACTAAATCTCCTTTGCTATACACACCATCCGTATGCTTAACAATGCCTATACAAGACTCTTCTTCATCAACACCAAATTTAGTTCTATCTTTAATCGGTTGAACAAAGCAATATCCTTTAGGAGCTTTCCACTCACCGTTTCTTTTGTATAAAAAAACTTGATCTTGTTTTACAAAATAAGTATTTTCATCAAAATAACTTCTACTATTTTTTTCATTACCTCTAACATCATGCCACCTTCTAAATATGTTATGATGCGTTATAATAGTATCTCCAGGTTTTATTTCTGTTTTAAAAGCTGTAGGAACTGATTTAACAATAGCCTCTCTATTTACAAATTGATGATTATAAACCTCAGTGTTGATTATAAGATCTTTGTCACCAACTTTAGTAGTGTTGTTATATCTATTTCCTTTTGGCTCTATAACGAAGTCAAAAGGTGCTTTCATTAGTATTCTAGATTATACTCTATAGATACTGCCATGTTTTTGTTAAAGTCTTTCCATGGTAACACGTCTTTGTTTTTCTTGATATAAATAGAATATTTATCTTTCTCTTCTATAATATCAGATATCGTATGTCCACCATAAACCTCTTGACCAACAGCATAATGCATAGCGTCGTTTTTGTAATCTTTACCTACAGTAATTTTTCTAATCAGTTTTGACATCTTCTTTATGATTTATAGTACCATCTTGAATATTAATGTCAGCTGTACCATAAGTCTTTTCAAAGTCGACTTGCATTTTACCTAACTGTTCTTGTAATACCGATACATGATGTAAAAGATTATGTTTTTTACTTTCCATAGATCCAACCTCTAGTTGCGCTCTATTTATATCGTTTATTACTGATTGTACTTGATTTAATTCTTCGTTTGTAATTTTAGAAGGTTTTTCAGCCTTCAATTCCTTGATTTTTTTGTTTGTGTTCTTTGCCATTTTATTTAATTTAATTTAATTTGTTTTTAATCTTCTGATGATATCATGAACTGTATAGGGTGTATATTATATAAATCTTTATTTACAGCGCTAACACTAGCACAGTTCTCTGTTAATACAAGATTATTATCATCTGTAACGCTTCTAACAGTACCAATAACTAGATCGTCTTCATCGTGTAATACATCTCCAGGCGCAAAGTTTATTAAAGCGCCTGTATTTTTAACTACTACAGCTGTGGTATTGGTAGCTGTTTGAGTACTAACTTGTACTGTTGACGTGAAATCAAAGGCACCTTTTGATATAGCGGCGATATAAAGATCACCGTTAGTAGCTATATCTAATCCTGATTTTCCACCTATAGTTAAAACGACTAAATCTCCGTCTAACATATCCGCAGCGAGAATTGAAGTTTGACCGATTAAATTGTTTTTCCATTGAAAAGTATCTGGAACAGCTCCAGTAGTACCTAGCGTAGGCGGTGCTTGATCAACACTTATGCCTCTAGCATCTTCTTTAATTTGACTAGTAGCAAAGAATATATCCATACCAACTAAAGTAGCCGCTACCTGGTCAGCTCCATCAGTACCCCGCACTATAGCTTGAATTCCTTTTATTACTCCTCCTTTGTAATCAGCTACCTTGTGCCAATCAAACAATATTTCCGTATCAGCATACGCAGCTTTTTGTATACTAGCAGGCATTGTTGGGTTTGCTTTTGTGAAATGTTTCATATGTTTATTTTTTTACTTTTTCTAGTGATCTACCACCGAAGTAAGCACCGATCACGGTTATTAATACTAATTGTAATAAGTCTACCCACGAAGCTTTAACTTCAAAAGCAATAACTCCAGCGTCGATAAAAACTAACAACACTGTTGATACTACTAGAAATATTAAAACTAGTGGTCTTATATTTTTTGATAACCAAGAGTCCGACTTCATATCCATCGACCATCTTTCAGTTACTTGCTTTTGCATCTCAGCTTCGTAACCCATTATCATATCTTTTATTTTCTTTTCGGCATCAAGCTTTTCTTCTTTAGACGTATGTAAGTTATCTATAACTCCACCTACGCCTTTTATTAATTCAGTAGCTCCACCTGAAAATATACTTGCTAATATACTCATTTTTATTGTTTAAAAGTGTCTCTTAGTTTTTCTAACTTCTTTATCTTTTTATTAGCCTCTGCTTTAGATATTCTTTCTTGAAACAAATCTTCTCTTACAAATTGAATTTGAGAATCGTAATTTTCGAAATTATCTGCTTTACTTCCCGTAATCTCTTTGTTTATTGATTTTGATTTACTAGTTTTATATCTTTCAGACTTAGATCCTTTAGGTAAATCTTTTTCAATTGGTGAACTCTTAAAGCTCATACCTCTCATTTTAAATGCCATATTTTGTTTTTTTAAATGTTACCGTTGTTAGCGTCGTCTTCCCAAGGAAAACCATGATCTCCAGCTTCTTTCCACTCACCGTAAATATTAATCATGTCCTTACCATTTATAGTTTCTCTTGCAAATGTATCGCCGTTGTACTTTATATAATCATCCCCATACTCTAACTTACCAACTCTCATATCGGTAGCATGTCGCATTTCATGATTTACTACTTGTCTTTCTTCTTCACTTCCAGGAACTATTTTATCACTTATATATATAGTTCCATCCATATTAGCTTCACCTAACACTCCTTCTTCTAAAGGTTTTCTAATAACAGGTGTACCAGGAATAGACGCATCGCCACCAGCTTCTTGACCAAAACGCATTTTTGTTTTGATTTCTCCGCTAACGGCGTAATTACCTCTTTCTGATCCTAGTTTAAATCCCATATTATTTGTTTATGTTGATGTATCGGTAGCTCCGGCAAACATCCCATTGTTTATTGTTCCAACCCCTCCGTTTACTTTCTTTTGCGTCGCATCAGCGACTGTGTTTAACTTTGACTCTAATTCCTTACCGTACATATTTTTTAACTGTCTATATATAGCGGAACCCTGCCCCTCAGATACCTTGTCGTATTCCTCAAGATGCTCTTTGGTTATATATTCGTTTTCTCCTAAAATACCCAACTCTCTTAAGTTTAGCTGCAATTCAAACATTTGAGCATATCCTTCGGGCTCGTAAGTACGGTGCCTAGACGATCCTCCCGGGTGCACTGCCTTACCTGTTGATCCATCCTCAGATATTTCAGATGGAGTTATCCATCCCCAATCCCCAGAGTCCATCAATCCAGTTTTTGGATTTATTTGTCCTGTTATATAATTAGTTGATGTAGAAAACATTTCATCTCCACCTATCAGATCTGATGTTGTTCCACTTTCGAAAAACTTATCTTTTCTAATATTTCCAGTGCCAATTGTTTTAGTATCTTCCGTAGACAGTGTTTTTATTTTACCTTGAGCGCCTTCAAGAAAACTTCCTCCTGCAACATGACCAATCTCATGGTGTAACGTAGACATGTCAAAGTCATCTGTTAAATAAACGTTGCCTTGGTAAGCATAATTACCTGTCTCTCCATCGTTATACCCAGGTGAGTTTGGATCATTAGATTTTAAGATTTTAGTGTCGGTTACAGCTTTTATTCTAGCCTGTATAACTTCGTTAGCTTCTTTTTCGGTATAATTATTATTTTTCATTAACTTTTCTCTATATATATCACTGCTTATATAGTTCAAAGCTTTTTCTCTACCCTTTTCTACTTTTTCTTCCCAAGAACTTTCTTCGTCCAACCTCATCGGACTAACTCCACCAGGGATATTTTCTTTTCTACTATACCATTTAAATCCCATATTACCTGTCTTTGTCTTTTATCATATCATCTATAGATTTATTAAAAACCTTGTCAGTATATGTTTTATTGTTATAAAAAGTACTTCTCTCTGATACTGGTAAATCTTCTTCACCTAACAACACTCTATATATTCTAGATATTAACTGAGAACATTTGAATGATGTTTTAAATACTGAGTACTTTATTGTTGTTCTGTTTCTGTGCCTCCAGGTTTCTATCCAACCTAACCTTCGTAGTTTCTCCCAACGGTTCTTATCCCAACTCATGGTATAAGTACCATCTATAAACTCTTGTCGTGTAAATCTTCCTTTACAATCTAAATAAATTAATAATTCTAAATCTGCATCTGTTAACCCGTAA